CAGATTACAGCAAGCCAATTGATCCCGGCCAATACCTTTGCAGTGGGTGATATTATAAGAGTTACTTGGAGAGTAAGGAAAACTGGTGTAGCATCCACGCCAACTACTAAGTTATATGCCAATAGCTCTATTGCAATAGCAGGAGCGCAGCAATTAGGTTTAATGCAAGGCAATAGCAATACATTAACAATTCAAAACCAAAGGCATTTATCTATTAAATCAGCCACAAATACGGAAGTCTATCCAGCAATAAATACAAATTCGGATTTTTCATTTACAACCGTTGCAGCAACAGCCGCCAATATTGACTGGACTATAAACCAATACTTAATTTTTATGACTCAAATTAGCACGGCTTCTGCTGATGTAATTCGGACTTCATTTTACCTAATCGAAAAGATATGATAAACATTAACATTACAGCGGAGGTTGCTGTCTTTTACAGCACCGTTTCTAATGGTGAAATAACAGCGGAGCTTTATGATCCAAAGTGGACAAAGAATGATGACAATTCTTTTGCTCTTAATACCGATCAAGGTATTTACTGTATCACCATTGCAGATTATTCATTTAATGGCACAACTTATTCAAGTGTGGATGATGCCATTACGTATCTCAATTCTTTGTAAATTTGTAAAAATTAAATATCATGGCAGGCGTAAAAGTAACTGATTTAACAGCATTAGCATCAGCAGCATCAGATGATGTGATGTACATTGTGGACAGCTCATCGAACCAATCCAAAAAGATTGAGGTGCAGAATATATTCTCAGGCCTGCCACAGTTCGAGAGTGGCAGCTTCACACCTACTGTCTCAGATGAGACAGATATTATTGTGACACCATTGGCTGCATATTACCAAAGAGTGAATGATGTGGTGAATTGCTCTTATTATTTAGAGGCACAGCTCGACACTGGTGAAACAACAGGATCATTCAATTTATCACTACCTGTTGCATCTGACTTTGCCAATGCAAAAGATTTATTTGGGATTGTATCACACAATGCTGATCCTACTGAGTTAGTGTCTTGGGATCTTAGTGCCGATACGGTAAACAATAAGTGCTCGGTTAATTTAGAGAGCACATCAACTGCATACGGATACCAATACATTTATATCGTAGCACAATACTTGGTAATATAATGAGATCCACATCCAAGTCAGGACTTGATATCATAAAGAAGCATGAAGGGCTAAGGCTTAATGCCTACCTCTGCCCTGCTTCTGTGGTAACAATTGGCTACGGGAACACCCGATATCCTGATGGGAGCAAGGTAAAGATGGGAGACAAATTGGACAATGAGCAAGAGGCCACATCACTTTTATTGGCTGCCATGAAATCCTTTGAGGATGCGGTAAACAGGCATCTGCCCAATATTAATCAGTGTCAGTTTGATGCCTTAGTATCATTCTGCTACAATGTAGGCACAGGGGCCTTTATTAAATCGACACTTTTAAAAAAGGCCAAGGCCAATCCTGCTGATCCATCCATTGTGGATGAGTTTAATAAGTGGGTGAGAGGTGGTGGCAAGGTCCTGCCTGGACTTGTGACCAGGAGAAGAGAAGAGGCCAAGCTCTACTTCTCACTTTGTAAATAATTGCCATTATTTATATTAACATGGTCATTCAATTTGCGTAAATTGGAACATGACCAGGCGAACTAATAAAGGCAGGAGAATTTATAATATTATCTTGAAGCATTGGAAGGCTACTGTTGGCAGCTTAGTGATACTGGCATCTGTATTCTTGCTAATACTAAAGAAGATTGAAGTGGAAACTTTGGCTGCTATTGTGGGGGCTTTATTGGCAGCAGGCTATTTACCTAAAGCAAAAGACAATGACACCATCTGACACCATACATTGCACCAATCCCGGACACTGCAAGAACCATCCACTGCCACCAATTGCTGATATGCCAATTATTGCCGATAGTGTGAATGTGGTAAAAGAAAAAATGGAGATTGTGGATATTGTGAATCCTGTTGTTAATAAGGTAGTAAATACACCTATTGACACAATTAGGCCTGCTGATGTATCTTTAATAAGTAAATCAACGTACAGCCCGGTAATTATTCACCAAGTAAGAAATCAGCCAGAAATTAAGCAGCCTATGAACTTTGATTTACTTATAAACTCTCTTTTGTTCAGCTTTATGCTGGTTTTGAGTGCCAAATATGTGCTCACTTGTGGGCCATGTTGGGCCTCATTATTTAGAGAGCTTAAGCAAGAATTATCCTAAAAGTTCAAAGGGCTTAATTATCTTTGTGATATGGCAAGCCTGCACATCCTGGACTCATCAATTGACCTGTTTTATGTGATCACTGATGCTGATGGCAGAATAGTGGCATCTAATGACTTATTCAAAGAGTACAGCAGCCACATTAAGCCTGCCAATTTTTTGGACATTGCAGCCGATGACAGCGACAAAGATGAGCTGATACGGTCCATCAAGAAGGCCACAAAGAACTCACCCGATCCGGTTCGGGTGTATGCCAAAACAAAGCAAAAGATTGGCTCAGAGAGGTACAATATGTGGAATGTTTATTCCATCATGGACAGCCTGCACTTTATCGGGATTCAGCTTGTGGATGTCACTTCAATATCTTCTCATGAGCACGAGCGTCAAAAGGTATTATTGGAGGAGTTCCGATTCATGTTAAGCCATGAGCTAAGGCAGCCATTGACTTCAATCGGTGGATTGGTTAGGATGCTGCTTGATCACCCAGAAGCCACCGAGCAAGAGAAGAGTGGCATCATGATTATGATTGCAAACTCAGTGGATAGGCTTGATGAGGTAGTAAAATTGTTGGTTAAGAAAGCAACCCGACAAATTTAATATCTTTGAGGCATGAATGAGCCAACACATCATTTGCCAACTAATGACCAGGAATGTGATGAGAGATTAATTAGGGTGCTGATTGGGTACGTGATTGAAAAGGGTATGCCACTAAATGTGGTGAGTCAAATTCTTATGGATAATTTAAGGGATAAATCATCTTATTTGATTAGATTTAATCAAATTATGAGCCATGTCCAAGACCTATCAATTTGACTCTTTAAAGCACCATGCCATCTATGGTGTGGTAATTCTGATTTTACTGCTGATAAACTTCAAATCTTGCCGAGATGAGCAGGCTGCCCTGTCCGATCTTAGCACCATGATTGAGTATAAAGATAAATTGGTGAGCCGAATTGCCAAGGACTCTGCCACACTGGTGAGCCAAGCTGTAAAGATTGTGCAATCTGATAGGCTTGAGGCTGCCCTGACTAAAGAGATCAAAGACATGGAGATGTACAAACCAACTGAGGTGGTAAAGTACCGAACTAAAACAGTGGTAAAGACTGAGATTCAACTGGCCGAACCGGTGTACATCGACTCCTTTCCTCACCTTAAACTACCAAGGCCCTTTTATAAGAAGGATAAACACTTCACAATGGGGGGCGAGATTACCCGTTTAGGGAGGCTCCAGATTGACTCTTTAATTATTCCGACATCTTACACCGTAGCCATTGGAGATACGATAAGAAAGGGGCTAATAAACAAATTATTTAAAGTGTCCGATCCGGTGGTAAGGATAAAGGTTGACAATCCCAATGTGCAGATCACATCGATGAGTAATTTTGTGGTAAGGAAGCCGCCAAAGTGGCACCAAACGACTGGCTTTAAGATTGGAGTGGGGGCCCTGATTGGGTTTGGATTGGCAGTGGCCGCACCTTAAAACAAAAATATTGTGCTGATTATTAATTGTTTACATTTTGTTAATAGATTTTACTTGACAAAATCAAAAGGAATACCATACATTTGTCAAACAAATTCAAACACACAAAATCATGACAAAAGCAGTAACATTATTCAAAAATTTGGAGGGCACTGAGTTTTTCCATTATGATCACCTCGCAGGTATATTGACCATAATCATCAATGATGGCCCTCGCAAAGGTATTCATGTGCGGTACGATTCTAAATCGGCACAGCTTGCAAGACAGTTCAACAGAGAGCAAGAACATGGGGTGCCTTACGACATCCGTATTTTTAACCCTTCAACAATAGAAGAGTTTCACCATGCCTACACCTTTGCAGTGGAGGCTGTACATCAAGGCGTACTTGAGGCCTTACAAGCGTAACTTTTTAATCCTTTATATTTATGAAAGCTCCAATCAGCACCGGTGGCACCGGTACAAAACAGCTCGCACCAGAAGGAACGCACGTAGCACGTTGCATCCAAATCATTGACAAGGGTACCACCTTTGACGAGAAGTGGCAGAACAAGAAAAGAAAAGTTCAATTCGTTTTTGAGCTGCCCAATGAATTAACCGTTTTCTCAGAAGAAAAAGGTGAGCAGCCATTCATTGCTAAGACCTTAATGAATTTGTCAATGTCTGACAAGTCAATTATGAGAAAATTTATTGAGGCATGGATTGGCAAAAAAATGAATGACAAGCAGGCCTCCGATCTTGACCTGTTCAAGCTAATCAGCAAGCCTGCCATGCTAAACCTATCACACAATACCTTGGCCGATGGCCGCACCTTTGTAAACATCATGAGCATATCACCATTGCCCAAAGGCATGGAGTGCCCCGAGCAGATTAATGAGGCACTATGTTATGACACCACAGAACACGATGAGGAGGTATTTAATAAGCTGCCATCATTCATTCAAGAGGACATTTGCAAGTCTGATGAGTGGGCTGCCCGATTAAATGCAGCCACTAAGGTGACACCGGCACAGCATTTTGGAACTGGCCTTGCCAATAATGTGGTACCTGCTGAGGTGCCAAAGGTGGGCAGTCCTTATGTGAGTAAATCCACATTGAACCAAGATGCCTCTGATCTGGATGATTTATTTGGCACATCAGATTCAACAGGTTTACCTTTCTAATTAACCAATAAAAAAGGGAGGCCCATGACAAAGCCTCCCTTTTAAATCACAAACAAAGCAACTCTCAAAGATATGAATGCAATTTCAAAAATCACTATACCGGTAGAAAAAATCTATCAAGCGATAAATGATCCACAAGTGCTCCATGCACAGGCCCTAATTCACAGCCATAAAGATGAGACAGTCTATAATCAGGAGACATACAACCAGATGGCCTATACCATCAAGCTTGTGAATGATGTGATCAAGTACATTGAATCTTCACGCAAACAGGTCACAGCTCCATTGGACATCTATAAAAAAGAGGTCATGAAAATTGAGCAGGAGACCATTGATCCCATGCTGCAATTTATCCAGACCACCAAGGCCAAGATGATTGAATACCACAATGTGCAGGAACGTATCAAACGTGAAGCAGAGGCCAAAATAAAAGCCGAGGCAGAGGCCGCACTTAAGCAGGCTCAATCAGTGTCAGACATCATGGCCTCATTCACAGATCAGCTCTTTGCCACATCAGTGGACATCCCTAAGACTGCCAATATCAGAACCACCATTAAGGCACAGATCAATGGTGAGGTGCAGTGGGGTGCTGTCTTGGCTGTGCTGTTTCAATCCGGTAAATTAGCACCAGAGGACCTTTTAAAAAACCTACCTGCTGCCATGAAGGTGTGCGGTGTGGATGCCATTGCAGGTATTGAATTAATCGAAGTTAAATCTCAATCAATAAGATGACATGGAAACAATTAATTTCATTCAGACTACGCCAACGGAATTGGCTAATCTAATTGCACAAGCCGTAAGGCAAGAATTAAAGACGTTAAATCGTCAGGTTGAACCTCCATCCGAACCCACGAAGGATTTAATGACAAGGAAGGAAGTTGCAAAATTATTTGATATATCACTGGTGACCATTCACGAATGGTGTAAGTCCGACATCCTGAAACCATACAAGGTTGGGAAGCGCATCTACTTTAAACGTGTTGAGGTCATGGAAGCCTTATCAAATCCTAATCAAATCATATTATAATACCATAACCATCAAACACTTTGTAAGAAATATGAAAACACGTACAGTATCAATCAAGGCTATTCTTGAATCGGCCAAGGCTGCCATTGAGGCGGCAGAAAATGAGAGGGAAAATATGACAGCAGTGATGCGGTTAATGACTGATCTAAAAGAATTTGATCCATTATTATTTGATGTTTACACTGAAAAAGGCCGGAAATTCGTAAATAATTTTTATAAATATCTGGAAATAGAAAGAAATCAGATAATGAGTGCTCATGACGCTGGTGCCTGTAATTATCAAGGAGGTATTGATAATTTTAATCATTTTAATGATGATAATCATTATTATAATGAAATGTATCATAAAAAAAAATTATTTGAATTATGATAGAAGGATATATCAAAATAAAAACAATCAGCCTTGAGCCTGATAAATTTGGCAAGCATATCAAGATTACCAGAGTAGGCATCTATGATAATAACGATAAGTGGCTTAAGTGGCTGCCATTAAATGAATCATTAGCCGATTTTTTAGAAGAGCAAAAAATGCAAGTCGCAATTAAACCGGAATTGTTATGATGGAGAATAAAGATACAGCAGTGGAATGGATGGAGCAGAAATTGAGCTTCTTATTTGGCAATGAATTGACACCATTAAAAGGCCTATTTGAAGTGGCCAAAAAGATGGAGAAGGAGCAGATTGTGCAGGCCTTTAATGAGGGTGCACTGGATGGCTTACAGTTAGGTGAACAATATTATAAATTTGTTTATGACCAGAGATGAGTATATCAACTACCCGGCAATATCGGCAAGCCGTATCAAGCGGCACTACACCGGTGACATTAGCCATGCAAGGGGTGCCCTGGATGCCGGGGCCTCCTTCCATTATCAACTTTTGGAGACACCATACAATGACATGACAAAGGATTCACAAAGGGTCTATGAGGCCATTCATGAGCA